AATAGTATTAGGTCTAGGATCATTACTAATTATTATGGGTGTACTTGCTTATGGCCTAAACTATATGAATCCTAAAACAAATGTACTTGAAGAATTAGAAGAAAAAATTAAAAAAGTACAAGAAAAGGAGATTGTTCTTACTGAAAATGAAAAAGAACTAGAAAAAAAGGCAACTGAAAAAGATTGGAAAGAAGTAGATAATTCAACAGATAAATAGTATTATGACAGTAACAAACTCATACACTAGACAACCTACTAAACTAGACTATGCTAGTCCTACACAGTTTAAGTTTTCTATAATTAAGTTACCTAAAGTAGAATATTTTTGTACTACAGCAAATGTACCTGGTATTACACTAGGCACATCAACACAAGCTACACCTTTTAAAGATATACCTATACCTGGTGATAAACTAGATTACGATACATTAAACATACAGTTTTTAGTAGATGAAAATTTAGAAAACTATAGAGAGATACATGGTTGGATGACTGGTCTTGGATTTCCTAAAGATCATTCACAGTTCAGATCATTACAGGCTGCAGGATCAGATAGATATCCTACAACAACAAGCGAAACTTACAATAAAGAATTAGGACAAGTTGTAAAACAAACTTCAGATGATGGTGGTTTATATTCAGACGCTACATTGTTTATCTTAACAAGTAAAAACAATTCAAATATAGAAGTACGTTTTAGAGATATTTACCCTATATCATTATCTGGTTTAGATTACAATCAACAAGCAACAGATGTAAATTATTTAACAGCAAGTGTAACGTTTCAATATAAACTTTATGAATTTGCTAATGTAAGTGGTAGTGGCACACTAGAAACTACAACATAATTATAACATATATAACATTATGACAGTACGTGTAAGACCTAAAGATTTAAAACTTCCCGAATATATGACAAGAGGTGGCCCAGGCGACCTATCAATGCCAGGTAACGTCAACACTACAGAATGGTGGCGACCTGAACATATGTCAGAGCTTGGTAAAAAGAAAGCTGCTGAAAAAGGATCAATAGTAGAACAAGCAAAAAGTAAAGAAATATATTTTTGTGGTATACCTTTTACACAATTATACAACGAAATAGATGGCAGATACCAAGCATGTTGTTTTGCAGAAGCTGATAAAATTAGTACCATAAAAAATACTTCATTAAAAGACTGGATGAATAAAAGTGCTTACATGAATGTATTGAGAGAAGAAATGACAACACCAGGTTCTGATCTAAAGTTTGTTAAGAAATTTTGTAAAAGATGTGTTACAGACGAAGAAAAATATGGTAGGTCCAGAAGAACAAACTGTTTAAAGATACACACAAACAATAGTGTTTTTTGGGATGACATTGAGCATATAACAGATAGATTTAGAAAAACAGGTGAATACAAACTTGATAGAAGGGTTTTAGAAATACAATTAAAGATATATGGTTCAGAGTGTAATTTAGATTGTTTTATGTGTCTTCATGCTAACTCAACTACAAGAATGAAAGTAGCAGAAAGTGGTGTATGGAATCAAAAAGTATGGACTGAAGAAAATGCAGGTATTCAAATACAAGAGTCAAACGAATTAAAATCAAAGTATAAGTTAGTAGGACCTAAACTAAAGAAAGTATTAGAAGATAATACACCTGGTTCAATAGAACAAATACTAGAATTAGCACCTTATACACGTAGTATAAAAATTATAGGTGGTGAGCCTCTTATTATGAAAAGACAATATGAGATGTTACAGGCACTAATAGATACTGGCGATTCAAAAGAAATTATAATAAAATTTCAAACAAACATGACTAAAATGGCTAGAGGTAAACATAATATATTTAAATTTATACCACACTTTAAACTTGTAACTATGGTTGCTTCTGTAGATGGTATAGGTAAAACTATTGAGTACATGAGAAGAAGAACAGATTGGCCTGAACTAGTTGACAATATAGAACAAGTTAAAAAATATCCTAACGCAGTTGTAGATTTTAATGGTCTAGTTTCTTTTTTAAGTGTTATGAGATTTTATGAAGTTGTAGATTGGTGTAAAGATAATCCTGTTATAGATCAAATCAATTGGGCAATGTTAGAAAACCCTAAACACTTTGCAGTACATAACTTACCTAAAAAATTAAAATTAGAGCTAATAATAAAATATTCAAAGTTTCCTGACATTGTAGCTGCGTTAGAAAAAGAAAACGATTCAGATGTAAATATACAAGATACATTTCAATACTTTTTACAACAAGATAGATACTATGTTGGCACTAAATGGGAATCACATTTGTTTGATGTTTTTCCTGAACTAAAAGAATTTTACGATCCTAATTATGTATCGCCAGATGAATTAGATAAAAGGATGCAAACTGAATTGAAGAAAGGTATAGAAAAGGTCTATGAAGAAGACTTATTAACTTAATATATATTATAACAATATAATGGAGATCATATGACATTTGACGAACTACAGGCACTCGCCGATAAAGACCTAAAAATAAATGATACTGAACTTGATTTAGAATCATTAAAAACACCACAACTACATAACAAGTATATGAAGTTTCATAATCAATATACTAATCTATTGAAAAAGGCTGAGCAAGATTTGGCAAGATTAACAAGAGAAAAATGGGAATACTATACAGGCAAGGCAGACCCTAGTGTGTATCAAGTAAAACCTTTTAATCTAAAAATATTAAAACAAGATGTTGACAAGTATCTTAAATCAGATGACGAACTTATCAAGTTAGACCAAAAGGTAACTTATATACAAAGTGTTGTTGACTACCTAGATAGAACAGTTAAGATTATTTCTAATCGTGGCTTTCAAATAAAGAACGCTATAGACTGGCGTAAGTTTACTTCTGGCGTGATCTAAAATGAAGTATCTGATAGTTAGTGGAGATAGTAATACTACAGATGACTTTGATTCTATATCTCATCCTGATTGGAAATTTAATTATAAAAAGTGGCCTACATTATTAGGAGAAAAACTAGGCATGAAAGTTATCAATCTGGCTAGCGCAGGACAAGGCAATGAATTTATCTATACAACTATACGAGATGAAATAGTTAAAATAGAGGATAAAAATCAAATTGGTTTAGTTATTGCTGCTTGGACAGAAGCGCCAAGGAGAGATTTCAAAAAGTTTATTTCCATCTTTAGCTATTGGAATGACATGGCCGTGTCGCCATGGTCATCACTACGAATTGATACACATGGTACTCTACCGTGGTGGGTTGATAGGTCTTTAGGATATTATTTAGATTTTGAAATTTTGTGTGAACGATACAATGTACCTTATGTTCAATTTCAAATGATAGACCTTTTTGAAGAATATTTAAAAGGTTATCCAAATCAAACAGAAAAACATCATGGAGCAGATCCTGATAAACAAATAAGATTTATTAAAACAAAAGACGAAGAACTTTCATTAAAATCTATAATGAAATATAAGAAAAAATTAGATACATCTAAATTTATGGGATGGCCTCCAGTTAAAAAATTAGGAGGATGGGCATTTAAAGATCAACTTGATTTATGGGATGATAAAAACTCACCAAGGAGAGTATCTACTTTAGATAACCACCCGAATGAACTAGGACATATCGCTATTTGTGATAAACTAAATATGTTGTTACAGGAATATAATATATGCAAAACATCATAGTTGACAAGGTCAATGACGTGTACCTACGCATTGACGCAGACGCAAGTATCCGTAGAGAGTTATCAGATTATTTCTCATTTGAAGTACCTGGTTACAAGTTTACACCTCAATTTCGTAATAGAGTTTGGGACGGAAAGATACGGTTATATTCGTATGCCACAGGTCAATTATATGTTGGATTGTATCCGTACTTAAAAGACTGGTGTAAGAAGAAAGATGTACATATAGTTGAATCTAGTGAAATCCTTACACATAGCAACGTCACAGCCGCCGATATAGACGGCTTAATCAAGTCTTATGATCTGTCTATCACTCCGAGGGACTATCAAATTAATGCTTTCAAATTTGCGTTAGAATATGAAAGAGGTCTAGTTTTATCACCTACCGCCTCTGGTAAGTCACTTATTATATACATGCTCGCTAGACATTATATGAATATGATAAACAACAATATTCTAATCATTGTACCAACAACATCACTAGTAGAACAATTATACAAAGATTTTAAAGACTACGGTTTTGACGTAGAAACAAATGTCAGTAGAAAGTATCATGGTTATGATATAGATGAAGATAAACGTATAGTAGTATCAACATGGCAATCACTATACAAAATGCCTAAACAATTTTTTGAAGACTATGGTGCAGTTATAGGTGACGAGGCACACTTGTTTAAGGCTGTATCATTGACAAAGATAATGACTAAACTAACAGATTGTAAATATAGAATAGGTCTTACAGGTACGTTAGATGATAGTAAAACACACAAGTTAGTATTGACAGGTCTATTTGGTATGGTCAATAAAGTAGTAACAACGGCTGAGTTGATTGAAAGAAAACAACTTGCAAATCTAAAAATTAAATGTCTGAACTTGAAGTATCCTGAAACAGAAGCTAAAAAAGTATATGGTGTAAAGTACTTTGAAGAACTAGAATACTTAACTCAAAATAATGCTCGTAATAAATACATACGAAATCTAACCTTAGCACTTAATGGTAATACATTGTGTCTATTTCAACTTGTTGAAAAACACGGAGAGATTTTACATAAACTAATTAAAGAAAAAGTAGACCCAAAACGAAAAGTGTTTTTCGTTTATGGGGGAACTGAAACAAATGATAGAGAACAAATCAGAGCAATCACAGAAAAGTCGGACAACGCAATTATTATCGCTTCTTTCGGCACCTTTAGCACTGGTATCAATATTCGTAATTTACACAATATTGTTTTTAGTAGCCCTAGTAAGAGCCCTATAAGAATATTACAATCTATAGGACGTGGGCTTCGTGTCGGCGATAAGAAACAGTCTGCTACAGTCTATGATATTTCAGACGATCTTACATACAAAGATAAAAAGAACTTCACATTAACACACTTTCAGGAAAGAGTTAACATCTATAATAGAGAAGGCTTTGACTATGAAATACATAGCGTGGATTTAAAATGATTTCAGACGAAGACTTTAAATTTTTATTACATGAAAGCAATGGCTATAAAAAAGCATTAGAGATAGGTACAGGTACGGGCAAAAGTTCCGCAGCTTTAAAACTAAATTGTGATGTGTACTCCATTGACAGAAACGATATAATTGAGTATAATATAGATATAAACAGATTTATATGTGAAAGCAAAGATTATTGGAATGACTATCTACATTATGACTTTGATTTTGTTTTCATTGATGGCTCTATAGGCATAGGTGATTGTGAAGAAATACTTAAACGTACAAAGGACTCTTTTAAAATAGTATTCCATGACTATATACCAGGTGAAGAAAATAAGAATACAAACAAAGGTTATTATAATATGAAAGCTTTTAAAGAAACAGCTTTATTAGACTACGCAATGCAAGAGAAATTAGGTGGCTCGCATTGTGCCATGTTAACGCTTAAGAAAGATAAATAGTTATATGATTAATCGTGCTGAAGATAAACAGGTTAAGATAATCAGACTGGTTTCAGGAGAAGAAATCTGTTGTAAATTCCCTTTACATAAAAACCAACTACCTGAAAACTCTAAACTATTAAGGTTACAAGAACCTATGCTAATCAAATATGTACCTCGTATTACTGAACAAGGTATATCTGATTATATTGCATTGGTTAAATGGGTAGGGTTTACAGATGAAAAGATAGTTACTATTCCTGTTGATAAAATTATTACAATATGCAATGCCACACAAGCATTTACAAAAAGATATAGTGATCTTTCACACTCACTAAAACACGCAAAACAAGCCTTACCAGGATTTATTGAAAGAGAAATGTCGGAAGAGGAGTTAGATAACGCCGCTTCCAATTATGAGAATGATGTTAATAAGGATGATATAAAAGATATCGCTGACTTACTTAAAATGCCTTCAAAGAAGTTGCACTAGAAGGTAGCTATTCTCCTCGGTAACAACCCACATGGGTAGTATATAACGAGAATTGAATTAAGTCAAGCACCTATGAGGATTAAATTATGCCAGGTAGATGGGACGGAAAGAGTAGAATTTCCACAGACAAATATAGACAGAATTTTGACAGGATTTTTAAAACAAATCCTATCGCTAAAGAGGTGCGTACTCCTAAATACAAATCCAGAATAGTAAAATCAAAGAAAGGAAAGGGTAGTTTCAAACGTGTAAAGCTTGACAAATTTGACAACCTGTAGTATTATATAATAATGAAAAGAATAAAGAAAAAACCTGAACATTACGTAGATAACAAATTGTTTCTACAAGCGATGATAGAGTTTAAAGATAAGTGTGCTAAGGCAGAAAAACGTAAGAGAAAACCACCACTTGTTACTAATTATATAGGTGAATGTTTTTTAAAGATTGCGAATCACTTATCTTACAGACCTAATTTTATTAACTATACATTTAGAGATGATATGATTTCTGATGGTATAGAAAACTGTTTACAATATCTTAAAAACTTTAATCCCGACAAGTCTAATAATCCTTTTGCTTACTTTACGCAAATAATATATTATGCTTTTATTAGAAGAATACAGAAAGAAAAAAAACAAACTAATATTAAATATAAAATGATAGAACAAGGAGGTATAGATGAATTTTCTGTACTGCCTGGTGATACAAACAACGATTACAAAAACCAGTTTTTAGAATTTTTAAGAAAGAATAAACCATCAACTGAAGAACCTAAAAAGAACGAAATCAAAGTAAAGAAAAGAAAAAGAAGAACCTACACAAGTGTTTTAGACGTATAATGAAGATTGCACTATTGAATGATACACACTTCGGTGTTCGTAATGACAGCGAAGCGTTTAGAAAATATCAACTTAAATTTTATAATGAAATCTTTTTCCCATACCTAAAAGAACATAACATTAAAACGTTAGTACATTTAGGTGATGTTGTTGATAGAAGAAAGTTTATTAACTTTCAAACTGCTTCTATTTTTAGAAAACAATTTTGGGATAGATTGTATGAAGATAAAATTGATACACACATTATTATAGGTAACCACGATACCTATTTTAAGAATACCAATAATGTAAATGCTATAGAAAATTTATACTCATCATTTGATAAAGTAAATGAACCATTTATCTATACTAAATCAACTGTTGTAGATTTTGATGGTACACCTATTTTATTTACACCTTGGATTTGTGATGACAACTATGAACACTCTATGGAAATGTTAAGAACAGCTAAAGCAGATTTATGTTTTGGTCATTTAGAGATCAAAGGTATTGAAATGCAAAATGGCGTAATCAATGAACACGGTTTAGCAAAATCAGATTTCAATAGATTTGAAAAAGTAGTTTCAGGTCACTTTCACAAACATACAGATGATGGTCAGATATTCTATTGTGGTGCTCAATATGAGATGACATGGTCAGACTATAAAGACCCAAAAGCGTTTCATGTTTTTGATACAGAAACTAGAGAGATGACAAGAGTATCTAATCCACTTACCATACACAAAAAGATAATCTATGATGATAAAAAACATGACTATACAAACTTTGATATACAACCATACCACGAACACTTTATAAAATTAATAGTATTAAACAAGACTAATAACGAGGTGTTTGACAAATTTGTGGAAAGATTGTATAATGAGATAAGTGTACATGATTTAAATATTGTAGAGGATTATTCTGATATTAAAGCTAGTGTAAGAGAAGACATACTAGAAATGGGCGAAGATACAGTTACATTCCTAAATAATTATGTAGATCAATTAGAAACAGATGTAAACAAAACAAAGTTAAAAGAATATTTAAAGTCAATTTACATAGAAGCTAACGACAACAACGTATGATATATTTTAAAAAATTAAGATGGCGTAATTTCTTATCTACTGGCAATCAGTTTATAGAAGTAGATTTAAGAAAGGCACCATCAACATTAATTATTGGTATGAATGGTGCAGGTAAATCTACCATGTTAGACGCTTTATGTTTTGCCTTATTCAATCGTGCCTTTAGAGATATAAAAAAAGAACAACTTGTAAACACTATCAATCAAAATGAATGTGAGATAGAAGTAGAATTTGAAACAAGTAGTAAACAATATAAAATAATAAGAGGTATTAAACCTAATAAGTTTGAAGTTTATTGTAATGACGTGTTGTTAAACCAAGACGCTTCTAATATAGATTATCAAAATGCGTTAGAACAAAATATTTTAAAATGTAACTATCGTGCTTTTTGCCAAGTTGTTATTCTTGGATCAACATCATACGAACCATTTATGCACCTACGAGCAAGATATAGACGAGAGGTCGTAGAAGAAATTTTAGACATAAGAGTTTTTAGTCATATGGATTTATTGTTAAGACAAAAACAAGGTGAACTAAACAAGGCTGTTATTGATGTAAAACATAGATATGATTTGATGACAGAAAAATACGAATTACAAAGAGCTCATTTTGAACAAATACAAAATAGAGATAATACAGACATAGAAGATAGAAAACAACAAAGAAAAGAAAACGATCAAAGCAACTATGAGTATATGTCAAAACTACAATTGCTTAATGAAAAAATTATATCTACAAAAGCAGAGATGTGGGGTGGAGAGAAACATGGTAGAAAAGAAACTGAACTAACAAAATTAGAAACAAAGATAGAACACAATTTAGAAACACACAAAAAAGATGTTAGTTTTTTTGAAACAAATGATAACTGTCCTACGTGTACACAACCTATTGATGAAAAATTTAAACAGACAAAAATATATGAAGGTAAGAAAAAGATTAATGAATTAGAAGAAGGCTTGCAAAAGTTGTTTACAGAAATAGAAAAAACAAAAGGCAAAATCAAAGAGATGGACGCAATCAATCAAAGATTAAATGATTTAAATATTTCTGTTGCAAAAGTTAATACATCTATTTCAGAAATCAATAGACACTCAAATAGACTAGATACTGAAATTGCTAAACTAGAAAACGATACAGATAATACAAACAATGTAGCAAAAGAATTAGAACAAATAAAAGAAGACTTGAAATTAGTAAACGTAGAAAAGAACAAGGTTGTAGAAGAAAAAAAATATATTGATATTGCTAGAGAGATACTTAACGACACAGGTGTTAAAGCAAACATCATTAAGAAGTATCTGCCAATAATGAATAATTTGATTAATAAGTACTTACAATCTATGGACTTCTTTGTTAACTTTCATTTAGATGAGGAGTTTAACGAAACAATAAAAAGTAGATTTAGAGATACGTTTAATTACAATAGTTTTAGTGAAGGTGAGAAATTAAGAATAGACCTTGCATTATTATTTACATGGCGTACTATTGCAAAAATGAAAAACAGTACAAATACAAACTTACTAATACTAGATGAAATATTTGATTCTAGTTTAGATGGTCAAGGTACCGAAGACTTCTTTAAAATACTTAAAACATTAACAAATGAAAATACTTTTATTATATCTCACAAAGGTGATATACTATTTGATAAGTTTACAAGTATAATCAAATTTGAAAAGTATAAAAACTTTACGAGGTTAGCAGGATGATATACACATTATTACCACCAACAGATGAAAGAGTCCTATCAAGTATAGTGCCTTTTGATATAGAAGAATTTAAAAAACAAGAAAAAATAGATGTTACAGAATTTTGTAATAACATGTTTGAAACAATGAAGAACTATGGCGGTATAGGTCTATCAGCGAATCAAGTAGGTAAGCCATATCGTATGTTTGTAATGGGTGACAATGTAAATATAAACAAAGGTCAGAAATGGGTATGTATCAATCCTGAAATTACAGACATGAGTAAAGAAACAATTAGATACAAAGAAGGTTGTTTAACTTTTCCTTTCTTATTTTTAGATATAGAAAGACCACAAAAAGTAAAAGTTAAATACTTAAACGAACAACTAGAAACTGTAGAAGAAGAATTTGATGGTATTGTAAGTAGATGTTATCAACATGAATTAGACCATATGCAAGGAACAGTATTTACAGAATTAGTTAGTAAATTAAAATTAAATATGGCTCTAAAAAAGAGAGATAAGGAAATAAAAAGGGTTACAAAATTATGGAAACAAAAGTCTTAAAAGAACTAGATTTACCTGAATACATACAACCACTAGATACGGCTATAAAATTTTTAGATAACTTATCATATTCAGCAGTAAAAACAAAATACAACGCAAAAGGTGATTGGGATGCTGTATCTATAAAAGGATATAGTGATGACATAGGCAATATTTTAAAACCTGGTGTACTAAAGTCAGATGTAGAACCAGCAGAATTAAGATGGACAAGTCTTTACGAAGAGCCTGATTTACTACCTTTAAAAGAAATACTATCTCATATACCAGCAGAGTTTGAACGTGTAAGAGTTATGAGATTAAAAGCAGGTACAACTATAAAAAAACATACAGACAAAATAGATAAAGAAATAAAAGAAGGCAAGATTGTTAGATTACATGTGCCGTTAAGAACAAGTAAAAATGTATATTTCTATCTATGGGAAAAGAAACAAGAGCATGTTTTTCATTTAGATGTAGGTAAGTATTACTTTGTAGATGTTACAGCTGCTCACGCAGTACATAATAAAGCAGATTTTGACAGATTACATTTAGTTATTGATTGTTATAACAATCCTAGATTAGAAAATTTATTAAAACAAGCAGAGGAGTTTGATGATATTAGCAGTCCAATCGGATTTTGAAAAAGTAAAATCTATATTCTACAGCCATAAGAAATGGTTTCCACATGTACGTACAGACTATATGAAACGTATGATTGCAAAAAAACAGATGATATTAGAAGATGGTATACTAATAACCTTTCATCACGCAAAACGAAGACAAAAAATAGGCGATGTACAATTAGAAAAAGGCAATACTGTATTACACCAGATTGCAAGTGATTCGCCAGGGTCAGGTACTGCTCAAGCAATACTAAACAATTTCTTTGATTATTGCCCTAGTGATGTGTTTTTATCAGTAAGAGCTGACAACTTGACAGCCAATAAGTTTTATGATAAAATGAATATGAATTTAATCGGGAAAACTACTTGGGCAAAAGGTACTATCCCTGGAAACGTATATGTCAAACGCAAAAGAAGTAATACAAGACTGGAAACAGAATAAAGGATTCCCATACTATCCCGAAGATAGAAAATGGCGAGATGATGAGTTTAAAAAACTATTATCATTTAATAGAGATACTTTATTAGATAATCAAAATAAAATCATAGGTCAATCTACACATGGATTAACACTTGCATGGTCGTATATGCACCACGCATGGTCAATCAAATGTGGTAAAATGAAGACACCTATGGAGATATGGGAAGATGAAGAACATTTAGAAAAAGGTATCAATAAGATACTTACAGGTACTTTCTTCACAAAACGAGAAGCACACAAGATTACAGATTCAGATATGAGAGCTATGTTAAGAAGATATAGTGGTACTCAAATGGTTTCTAATTTTAGACCTACAGCAGCCGCAACTCTATATGATATATTTGTAGAGAAAGATAGTCCACTAGAGGGTACTGAAGCAGGTACAGTTTGGGATCCTAGTATGGGTTATGGTGGTCGTCTAATGGGTGCAATTGCAGCTGGGGTAAATTACATAGGCACAGACCCTTGTGTTCCTACATATGCAGGTTTAGAAAAAATTAGAGATCAATATGGCCATACTCACAAAAAATATGTACTACTAAAACAAGGTAGTGAAACTTATATACCTGCTCAAAATACTTTAGATTTTGTATTCACATCACCACCTTATTTAGGACACGAACAATACGGTGATGAAGAAGAACAATCATTTAATAAATTCCCACAACAAGACGCATGGCGTAATGGTTTCTTATTACAGACTATTAAGAACGCACACACAGGTTTGAAACCAGGCAAATATGCAGGTTTCAATGTTGCAAATGTGAAATCATATAAGACCTTTGAAGAAGACACCTACGATTGTATGGTTGAGGCAGGATTTAAAGATATAAAAGTTTGGTGGTTATCTTTATCAACTCAACAAGGTACAAAGGTACAATCTACACTAGAAGGCACAGAATCAGAAAAGAAACAATCACAAAATTATATAGGACGATTCGCAAGACCTGACATTCCAGGCAGAAAATATGAGCCAATCTTCATAGGAATGAAGTAAAAACCATATGTTCTCGTTTTGTTCTAAAAATTATTCCTAAAAACCCTTGTTTTTCAACAAAAACTATGCTTGACTTTTAAACCGTTTTAGTATAGCATAAGTGTATATTATGAAAAATAACACTATGAAAAATAAATCACAACTTGCAAAATTACTTGCTACTGAAAATATTGAAGTACAAGAAAATGCTGTACAGACTGCCTCGTTTGATGTAGTCAACAGAATATTAACAATCCCTATATTTAAAGAAGAACAAAAAAGTAAACATGTTTATGACATGTTAGTAGGACACGAAGTATCCCACGCTTTATATACACCATCTGATTCATGGAAAGACATGAGTAACAGATCAAAAGAATTTAGATCATTTGTTAACGTTATTGAAGACGCTAGAATTGATAAACTTATACAGAAAAAATATCCTGGTTTAGTTGATGACTATCTAAAAGGTTTTGATAAAATGTTAAAAGATAATTTCTTTGGCACTAATGATAGGGACATGATGAATTATGCTCTTATTGATAAGATCAACCTATACTATAAGTCTTCAAAAAGATTAGATTTTGAATTTACTAACAAAGAAAAAATATTAGTTGACGCTGTTGACAAGTGTAAAAACTTTAATGACGTGTTAAAACTTGCTGAAGAAATACTAGGGTATTGTAAAAAAGAATTACAGAAAAAACCTGAAGTTGCAAAAATATATAAACAAGACCCTAAAGGTAAAAAAGTTGACGAGTCAGAAACAGATAGTGAAGATTCAAAATCTGATATGACTACAGATGATAAAGTATCTGAATGGTTAGAAAAAAAATCAGACTCTAAAGAAGAGTCAGATGATAAACAAAAAACAAATACAACTGGCGGTCAAGGTGCTGGTGAAAGTGGTTTACCTTCAGAAATTACATCGCTTACTAATGACTTGATGGATACTGCTATCAAAGGTATTACAGACGATCAGGCTTCAAACCGAGATTATTGCGAGTTACCTAAAGTTGATCTTAAAAAATTAATTATTCCTTATAACAAGTTTATTAGAGATGTTATGGTTTACGATAAACAACACCATAATACTGAATACGATAAACAACAGATTAACAAGGCAAAACTTAAAACTGATAAATTTATCAAAGAGTCTTCTAACGTAGTTAATTATCTAGTTAAAGAATTTGAGATGAAAAAAAATGCTAAGATGTATGCTCGTGCTTCACAAGATAAGACAGGTGTTATTGATCCTAATAAATTACATACATATAAATTTGCTGAAGATATATTCAAAAAGATTACTACAGTACCTAATCAAAAAAATCACGGTATGATTTTATTACTTGATTGGTCTGGTTCTATGCAAAAACATATTCTTGCTACTACTGAACAATTAATTAACTTAACAATGTTTTGTAAAAAGATTAATATACCTTTTTCAGTATATGCGTTTATGAATAATCATAGAGAAACCAAAGATGACTATTCACAATCAGGTTTCAAAATTACAGGTAACTCTATCAGACCTGACGCTTCAACAAAATTAGTACAATTGTTTACAGGCAAACAATCTAAAGTAGATTTTAATAGAACTGCTCAAATATTACATAGGGCTGCAATGTACTTCGGTGGTTACTATAACTGGAGAAGAAGTGATAGTTCCGAAGATGAGTCAGTACCTTCTATTTCAGGTGACTACTATCTATCTTCAACACCACTTAATGAATCACTTGTTGCAATGGATCATGTTATTAAGAAATTTAAAACTGATTACAAGACCGACAAAGTTGCTCTTGTTACTTTAACAGATGGTGCTTCAAACTCAATGCACCACCCTAAATCTGGTGACTTGCATTTAAAACTAAACGGCAAGTATGTACCTGCTTGTAGTTACTGGAGAGATAAAACAGATTTCACAAGTGTTATGTTGAAATACTTGAAGAAGAAATACGATTTACAATTGATTGGTTTCTATCTAGTTTCAAAATATAGAGAATTACAATACATGTTAAGAGTACCTTACAATAAAGAGATGTTGGCTCGTAAGATGTTTAGTAAAGATAAATTTATTGCTGATTACGATACTGCTTATGATGTTTACTACTATGTTAACTCTGGTACTAAAGTTTCTAACAAAGTATTTGAATCAGATTCAACTAATAAGAGAAGTCTTAAAAAGATGTTTATGTCGGGAATGAAGAATCGAATCAATTCCAGAGTATTATTACAGAATTTTATTAAGAGGATTGCATAAAAATGAGAGGAAACAACGCTTTTTTATGCTTGACTTTTAGTACAAATAATGATAGCATATATGTATAACTTAACTATGAAAGGACTTATATAATGATTGAGTTAAATAAAACACAAAATACCGTGTTGAAAGTATTAAAAGATACTTACAATAAAGATACGGTGACTAGGGCTGAGATTAATGCTCTTGTTAAGAAGAAGGTTATTAAAAACCCTTCTTGGTTAAAATCAGACAAGTACAAAGTTGATAGAGGAGTTTATACTCTTAATATTGACTCTGTTGAATCTGATACAACCACAGTTGATACAACTGATACTAAAATTTCCAATGATACAAAGGCTGCTTATATCGTGTCTTCATTGACCGATAATGTTGTTCCTGCTAAGGATACAGACTTTGTTAACTTTGGTAATTATGCTGATATTAAAAATATCGTAAAATCTAAAAAGTTTTATCCAGTATTCATCACAGGATTATCTGGTAATGGTAAGACACTTGCTGTTACACAGGCATGTGCTGAATCAAAACGTGAGATGATTAGATGTAATATTACGATTGAAACAGACGAGGACGATTTACTTGGCGGTTACAGACTTAAAGATGGTCAGACCGTATGGCAAAATGGTCCTGTAATTGAGGCGATGGAGAGAGGCGCTGTTTTACTACTTGATGAGATTGACCTTGCAAGTAATAAAATAATGTGTTTACAACCTATCCTTGAAGGGTCTGGTGTCTATGTTAAAAAGATAAACAAATTTGTTAAACCTAAACTTGGCTTCAATGTGATCGCTACTGCGAATACAAAAGGTCAAGGTAGTGATGACGGTAAGTTTATCGGTACTAACGTACTTAACGAGGCATTCCTTGAAAGATTTCCTGTTACATTTGAACAACAATATCCTACTGCTAAAGTAGAAGAAAAAATTGTTGCTCAAAAACTTGTTAGTGCAGGTAAAAGAGATCAAAAATTTGCTCACAATTTAGTTACTTGGGCTGACGTTATAAGAAAAACTTATAATGACGGTGGTGTTGATGAGATTATATCAACAAGAAGACTAGTACACATTGCTGAGGCATATGGTATCTTTAGAAATAAAATGAAGGCAATCGCTGTCTGTACAAATAGATTTGATGATGATACTAAATCATCATTTGTTGACCTGTACACTAAAGTTGATAGTGGTGCTTCAGTAGATCAGATTCTTTCTGATAAGAAGGCGGCTGAAGAGGCTGAGATATTATCAGAAAAGAAATCCGATGATAGTGAGGAAGATAGTGAAGATGACTTTACTGTTTAAATCTATCCATAGTGTAAGTCCGCTTGTGGTCCGAAAGGGCCACAAGTTAATTTACAAAGGGAGTATATAATGGGAATCTACGATTCAGAAAAAGATAAACCAAAGATGTCACAAAAAGAACGTGACGATATGATGAAAAAGTTTTTAGAAAAAGGTGGCAAAGTACAGAAATTAAAACCTGGTTCTGCTGCTGTATTAGGTAGTATGGATAAAAGTGGTAAACCTGCCTATACAAAAGAAGATATTGAAAAAGGTGTCAAAGGTAAAACACCTAGACCTGATTATAAAAGTTATAAACCAAATACATACCATGATTTAGATTTGGGACCAGATAGAATTCCTGTGTATGTACCAATCAAAGAAAGGAAAGACTAGTGTCAATAACTGTAGAAGTAAGAGGCGGTAATTTAGAGAAGGCTATGCGTGTACTTAAAAAGAAAGTACAAAAGGCAGGGATCGTTAAAGATTTAAGAGCAAAACAATATTTTTCTAAACCGTCAGAAATAAAACGTGAAAAAGCAAAAGAACGTGCTAAAGTAATCAGAAAAGCTCAGAAAGAAAATGATGAGATATTAGGTTACAAATACGTAAAAGGCGTTAAAGTTAAGAAAATTTAAGAATTTCTATGCCGTCTGTGTTGTATATATATTATTACTACGAGGCAGTTCATAAGACCTAGTAGGGGTATAGAAAAGGTAGAGAAATCTACCTGAAAAACGGTGATCTTTGCCAGTTTAACTCCGTGACAAAAGGAAACTGGCGCTTATAGATATTCACTAGGGAACTGGTAGGGATCCTCAGCCTAGTGAATTTCTATAAGTAGGGTTGACAAATAAAATATCGTACTTATATAAATAAA